AGACCGAGGTTCGACGGATGGAACTGCGTCTTGTACAGGTTGTCATCAATCGCCTTGCGAGTGATGGCATAGCCAAGCGCAATTTCCGTATGCTCCTGGTTGTAGACGAAACGCTCACCCGCGCTGTTGTCGAAAGCGGTCTGGCCGCCTTCAGTCTTCAACTGCGCAAGGCCGAGGTAACGCATTTCAGCGGTACGTTCGAGCGCCATCTTCGAGTCGTGCTTGGTGAAGATTTTGTCGTACTGAGATGGGATCATCTCGTACTTGCCTTCAACACCACGCAGACCGGGGAGGAGCAGGTCTTTAATAGCCGAGAGATTAACAGCCATTTTTCATGCCCTCCTTACGAGATGCCGGTCGGGCCAGCGCCGTTGCTGCGCAGCCACTCGTTGTTGAACCCAACAACCACTTGGTTGTAAGCGGTGGTCGGATCGGCACCATTCGCACCCGGCGGGGAGATAATCAGGTCCACCACAATAAAGGGGAACGTGACAGTCGTACCCACGCTGTTGAGGTACGCACCAGAAAGACCGGTATTGGCGTTGCCAGTACCAATCGCAAACTGGGCATACTTGCCAACAGGCGAGGAAGTGAAGGTGGAAAGCGTACCGCCGATATTGAATGTCGTGCTGTTGCCCATGACAACAAAACGAGAATTCGGATCGTCAATCACATAGGCTTCCACATCGCCGGTCGCATCAGCACCCGGCCAGTAGCGCGACCACACGGTACGCTTCTGAGAGGTGGACAGATACTTGCAGCCCACGAAGATGCCCGCGAGGGTCGTGGTGCCGGGAGTGGTATACTGCGTGATGTAGCCATTGGCAGTGCCAGTGACCGGAATGACAGGATCGCCGAAATAGATCGGGGTCGTGTCAGTAGAGGCAATGCGCCGTGCAGTTTGAGCGAAGGTGGGTGCGCCACCCGCGCCGCCGTAGTACTGCGCAAAGCCAAAGGGGGAATTCGTGTTTGGCACGAAAATAGCCTCCAGTGGGGAGCGCCGTTACCGCGCGCCGGGGCGGCTCGGGAGCAGAAAAAGGCTCAACCTTCCACACCGGGGGAAGGCAATGTGGACCATACGCCCACACCGCCTAAAATATCAACACATTTTCTGGGGGTAAAGGGGGCCGAAGCCCCCTTCAGTTTGTGTCAATCCTGCGGGATCGGCATGGGCTCAAAGCCCTTGTTGATCTTCGGCTTCACCTGGGCATGGTCGCGAGTGAACTGCCCATCCGGCGCCGAGGATAGCTGCGCTTCCTTAGCCCTGATCTGCTCACGCGCCTTTTTGGCGTCAGCCTGCCGCACCATGTCGGTGATCTTGCGGGGGCGGATCATCAGGATCATGCCCTTGCGCTCAATGGTGTTACCCTTCCACCCGGCAGGCATCATCTCAGGGAAAAGATCAAGCGGCGCAGGCTCCCAGCCCATGCGGGCATAGGAAACCATCTGGGCCGGGTCTTCAGCGCCCATCACCGTCTTGGTCTTCCACTCAGCGTCCCAGCCCGGCGGCAGCCTGGAGCGGTCAATGTAGAATTCATCAACCCCTTCAGCCACCGTGCCGACATGGCCCAGAATTTCAGCCGTGCGGCTTTCGGCAGAAGCCAGGGAGTAATCCTTACGCATGGGGGGGCGCAGCACCCTAGCGGGCGTTACCGGGGCTTCAGCCTCACCATCCACCTCCGGCGTTTCACCTTCAACCTGGGCAGCAAGCTCAGGCTTCACCAAGCGGGGGCGGCGGCCACGGCGCATCGGTACGTTTTCCATTGTTCAATCCTCTCTCAATGCTTCGTCAGCTTGCCGTCTTTGATCAGGGCAAGCTTGTTGCGGGCATACTCTTCAGCAGTCATGCCCATCATCTGGGCCATTTCACGCTCATCGGCAGACAGCCGCACCACATTGGGGCTGCCCCCACCAGTGCCTGTCCCTGACCTGCTGACGGGCGCAGCAGCCGGGGAGGATCGACGCTGGCTAGGCGCCGCAGCAGCAGACATAGGGGCTTCAGCAGCCGCCACAGAGGCCGAGGGCGCGTTCCTAACGCCAAGGGTCTGCTCCACCGCGTCAAAGTATTCGTCAGAGTCAGGCGCGATACCGTCAGCAGTCACCAAGTTATGCGCCGCCACCATCTTCTGCATCAGGCGAGGGTTGCGGGCATACTCTGGATGGGCGCGAACCCATGCAGCAGACCTGGGAGAAAGCTGAGAGGCTAGGGCTTCCACCGGATCGACCGGCGGCGGCATCTGCTGCGGTTGGATACGCGGGTTCTTGGCCTGCTCTTGCAGTGCAGCCTTGCCATTTTCAAGCTGAAGAAGCTTGGCCTTGGCATCTGCAATGGCTTCCTGGGCATCTGCGGCAGCCGCATGATCCCCAGTGGCCATGGCGGCGCGCAAATTGGCCTTCAGAATGTCGCCTTCGCGCTTCAAAGTCTCAATTGCACTGTTCACGAGGTGCAAATTGCCCTCATCAACCTGCCCTTGAGCCTGTTGGGCATACCGGGCAGCCGCTTCGGCGCGCCTTTCAGCCTCCAAACGCGCCTGCCGCTCTTCTTCAAAGCGCTTTTTGAAGGTTTCAATACCTTCTTCCGGCGAAATTTCCGGCGGCGCAGCCTTTTCGGCCTCTACCACCTTGATTTCTGGCTCTTTTGCAGCCTTTTCGACCGCATCGAAGTCAATTTCGATGTCTTTTTGCTCTTCAGACATGATTTTTCACCTCACCAAACGCGATCTGGGGCATCAACCTTGCCCCGCACCGCAGTGTCATCAACAATTCGGCACAACACATTGTTTACCGTGATGGCCCAGCCATCAGATGGGCGAATCACCACCCAATCACCTTCATTGACAGTGATGTCTTTGAACCATTCGCTGGTTTCATCAACAAAAGCCGCAGGGCCTTTCTTTACAACAAGCCCAACCTTGCCCTGGATTTTGTCTTCATCGCGCATTTGATCGGGCAGCAAGATACCTGATTTGGTTTTTTGCGGCCTGACATAAATGGCAATCAGGATTTGATTGTTGAAAATCTCAAAGGCAGAGATATCGCCGATATCATCTAGCAATTTCTGCTTTGGGTCTGTCGCGTGTTCCATAATCATAAACGGCATTGAGTTTTCCCCTCTCTTTTACCGTGAACGCTGATCTGATTTTGTCTTTGCGATGTCCATCAGATCATCTAACCCTCGCAGGGCAGCGATTCCGCCCTGGAGGTAGGTGATGCTACCGGCGCCTTCCATGTCTCTCGGCGTGGTAGTCAAATTCTCTTTCAATCGCTCAATCTCTTCGGCGATCAATATCTTCAACTCGCGCTCAAAGAGCGCTGCATTCGTCAACATCAGACCCCCTCGTCTGCCCCTCTTGTGAATAGGAGGGCGGCAGCGTCAGAGGGGTGACACTGCCGCCCGAGATAGGCATTCAGACTTCGCCGCGCTGACCCTACCTACCTCACCTCTTGCGCGCTTGAATTTCGGTTTTCTCTAACCGGCCAAGCCCGCTGCCAGCACCGGCATCCATGTCCTTGTAAGAACGGTAGGTGCGGCCACCGGCCTTACGCTCACCGCGCTTGTGTTCTTGGATTTCGGTCTTCTCCAGACGGCCAAGCCCACTGCCTGCGCCAGCATCCATATCCTTGTAGGAGCGGTATGCGCGGCCACCAGCCTTGCGTGGCATCGGCATACCGGGCGGCGGCATAGGCATGCCCGGCGGTGGCATTGGCGGGCCACCAGGGCCAGCCATACCCGGCGGTGGCATGGGCATCGGAGGCGGGCCAGCCATACCCGGCGGCGGCCCAGGCGGCGGGACCGGCACAGGGATGCCGCCAGCGCCAGGACGCGCACCAGCACCCGGCGGCAGATTGCCGGGCGGCATGGCAGCAGGCTGTTGCTGGGCAGCGCCAGCGCCAGGATTAATTGAGATGATGATGTTGGTCTTGCCTTTGGCTTTGCCGCCAGCCTTCCTTGCAATCCGGCCACCAGTCGGGCGGGTGTCGCCCGTATAGTTGCCTTCCATCACCTTGCCGCCCTTCTTGAACCCTAGATCACGGCCAAGTGTGCGTACATCTTCCATGAAGCTGCCAGTGCTAGGGCGACCTTCACCAGTCTCATTAGTGCGGCGCAAGCCCAGGCGCTCAAAGAAACCGCGCTCAGGCTGTTCATAGCCGCCCTTCATCATGTCGCTCAAAACAGCACCAAGGGCTACGCGCTCAAGCTCATTCTGCCTGCCGGAAGCATCAGCTTGAGGCGCCGCAGCCCTAGGTGCGGGACGCGGGCGAGGCGCCGGAGCCGCCGCTGCCATTTCTTCAGCGTATGAGCCCCGTGGGCTGGGGTTGTAATACTGCCCGCCTGCCGCGTCCTCAGCGTAAAAAGGCTCAGACCCACGGCTTAAACGCGGCGCAGCGGCAGCCTGTTCGCCATAGTCTGGCACAGACGCGGTGCGAAGATATTCCCGCAAGGCCTCTTGTTCATTTGCATTGGCCGCAGATGGCTGCATACCCAAAACAAGCACTTCACCGGCCAAAACGCGGGGGTCCATGG